TGGCTGTGACGTAAACGGATTGTTATAAGTGCGGCAGGCTTCTTCGAAGGTCCCCCAGCGGGTCGAATTTTTTCCGGGCCAATATGTGAATGGCCCGGTGCCGGGAATGCGCTGTAGTTGGCCGGTGACCGGATCGACCGATGCACCAGGAATCGCAGCGACGGCGGCGCCAAGCACTGCAGTCCCGATCAGCTTTGGCGGACTGGCGTTTTTAAGAACCGCGACGGCACCGCGAGCGAGTGACCCAAGGCTAAGACTGGCACCGCGCGTCACCGGAACGACAGCACCGCTACCGAGCGACAATTGAAGCTGTGACTTGAGCAGCATCACGCCAAGCTGTTGAGAGCGCTGAACAGTAAGGCCAGAAGGCATAACGCCTGAAGGCCCAGCGGCAAGAGCACGCGAAATACCTGGAACAGGGTGGAGAGTTGCCGCATGGGCAGTAGATGCCGTGACGAACGCCACGAACAGAGTTAGAACCGCTGCTGAGTGCCTAAGATAAATGCCCATCCGCCAATAATCCCACCCATGAAGATCAGCGAATATGCAAGCATCGCCAGATCAGTTGCCGTAAATGCAATTTGTTGTTCCATGAATAATGAAGGGGAGTTGCCTCCCCTCCCCCAAGGCCTTAGGCCTTTTTAACGCCGCGTTTGCCGAGGTCAATGCCTTTAAACGCCATGGTGATGCCGATAATAAGCACGCCAGTGGCGACGACCCATGCAGTAACTTCGCCCAGGTCTACAGATGCGAAAATCTCAGTCATTGTTGTTGCTCCTTTACAGTTTGCGAATGGCGCTGATGGCAACGCCGAGGGTTATTCCCAAAGTCCACAATGTGACCGTGAGAAAAAAGCCAGCGGAAAACACCGTTGTTACGCATGCAGCGGTTAGTTCAGCGGTGCATTCCACTGTTATTGCTCCTTAATCTTCGTTCTTATCTAGAAAGCACGAAGGACAAATAGAATCGCCAGTGTCTTCCTCGATGAAGCAGTGATCATCTTCACCGCAAGTTTCACATAGCTCATCCGTTGCATCCGCTTCGTCGTGGATGCTCATTAGTTAGCGCCTGCTGCAACAGGAGCCGGGCGCGGCTGAACGCGCTGTACAGGAACTGGCAGGCCGTCATCGGAAAGCCAGAGGTCCATGCCGAAAGCGGTGCCGGTTTTGGACTTCCACGCTTTGGCATATACCGGGACAGCAACTTGCTTGCCGATGTACGCCTTGTAGGCATTTTCAATGCCCGAATCGAGTTGGCGTTTCGAGACTTTGAGACCAATAGATTGCTCGATCTCTTGGCCGAATTGGTCACGACCAGGAGCGGTCAGAACCAAGTAATGCTCGATGATGCCATTCATCTTTTCTTTGGAAGTGACGCCCTTACACAGGCCCAGTTGTACAAGCATGGTGATTACCTCGGTTATGAACGGGCCCAGCGCCCGAGAAAGTGAATTGCCAACAGTCCGCACATAGTGACGACCAGGACGTTGATAGTTGGGACGATCATGAAAACAGCCCGGTACGCTTATGCGCTTGAAACCAACCACGCTCATATTCGTTGTAGTCGTAGCTGCAAAGCAGGTACGGGTTGCAATAAATACGGCGTGGGCAGTAGTCACGAAAGCCGCGCAGATATGCCCAAGACAACATCATGCAGCCTCCACCGATGGCTCTACGTACCAACCAGGGCGTTGAGCACTAAAGTCAACTTGCAGGAAGCGCAGGATCGGAACAACGTTGTTTTTCTGGTCATCCATCTTCAGCTTCTGAAGTGCAGCCTTAGAAAGTCCGCATTCGCAAATATCACGAACATGGTTGTAGAAACTGGCACGGTTCATAGATGCCATGGTTTCTTCCCAGCCGTACTCTTTCAGGCTGCGATATGTGCGAAACAAATTGAGCGCATAGGCCTCGGACAATTTCCCGGACTTCGTTTCTTTGGTCCACCGGGCTTTAAGTGCGGCCAGCACTTTGTCATCGTTAATTACTCGCATGGAGATACCTTCAAAGGCCGCAAACAGTTCTTTAGTTACTTGTTCCCAACACCACTGAATAAAACAACTCCCCTGCTCTTCCAGCCGTTCCTGGTAGTCGCAAAGGGCCCATAGATTCGTTGGGATGTTTCTGCGTTCGAGCCAGCGGTGCATAACAGTGGCTTCGAGACGAAGGAGGTTTTCGGCCCACTCCTGGAGCGCGGGGTTCTGGAGAACCGCAAGCAGCCGATGGGCTGCGAACGCTTGAGAGGGAACGAAATTGGCACCACCGTAGGCTCTGGCGGCCTTGATGGCGTCATCGAGCTGGCGGCGAAACTCAGGGCCCTTGAGATACGCCTTGAGCTTGCGCAGGCGGGTTTCCTTGGAGCCCCAATAAGCCGTGGTTTCGTAGTCGTCACCACGGTTGCGGGTCTGGCCGTTGCTGACGCCGCGAAGCGCCTGGACGAGCTGTAGCGCGGTGCGCTGATCGGGCAGGCGGGCGGAATATGTGCAGTCGATGCCGTAGACCTCAGCAGCCTGCCAGTCCAGCAAGGCCCACAGCTTCGGATAGGAGCCGGCAAGCCACTTCAGCATCACCTCGCCGCCCTTGCGGATCGAGGTCGGCCCAAACACGTTGTGCCCCTGGAGCAGCTTCGCGGGACTGGCTTTAAGCTCGACGCCGGGCTGGATGCGCTTGCCGAGCGACTGGTGGAACACCTTAAACGCCAACGGCGTAAAGCCGGTGGAGAGAGATTCCCAAGCGTGGCTTATGTCCTCGACCTGATAACCACCCTTCCCGTCCGACAAGACGCTGGTAGCACGGAGCGGAACGCCCAGGGCTTCCAGATCAACCATAAGCAGTTCGTTGCCGCGCTTACCGGTGCTGGTAGCGATGGCATCGACCCGGAACGGTACGAAAAGGTGGATTTTGTCGAGCATGAGTGCGTGCACACAAATAACATTTGCGGCAATTGTTAACCGGGGAACCCGCACACGTCAACGCATATCACATGCACACATGTAAGATTGTGGAGATGCCTACGTGAGTAATAGCAATATGCCTACAAATCTACGACTGACAGCCGATGAGCAGGACGCTCTGAGGAAAAAGGCTATAGAAATCAATAAGTTACTGGTTAAGCAAGGTATGCAGCCTTTGCGCGACAGCGAACTGGCACACAAAATACTAGAGAAATCAATTAGTTACGCTGAAGTAACAGCATCAGGCGAAATCGTTCTGATGATTGAATGACAGGAATCCGGCGGAGGGGAAACACCCTCAAAAGTCTAACCGTTAGACAAGAGTCCACCATTAGAGATGGTGGACCCGGCTGCGCCGGTGAAGCCAAAGCGCGGCGGAACCACTGCAACTTCGTGACCTAACCGTCAGCAGTGCTGATGATCCTGGGAGAGCGGCAGAGAGAAGCCCAGGAGCGGCTCCATTTGGGCAGATCGGGGCGCGGGTTGAGGTAGTGGCGGGACAGTGGGACGAAGATCGCGAGAAGCCTCCAGAGGGCCATAGAGGCCGCTGGGGGCTTTTTTGTGGGTCGATGGTTGCGGCCCCTTCGGGGGTATCGTCGCAGGCGCTATACAGCACGACAGGAGGCAGTGCAGGCGACTAATCGCCGCGAGCGGCGAGGTCGAGGTTGCTAGCCGTTAAGCAGGTCGCCCTGGGCAACATAGTCGAGCAGAGATGCAGCTGAGTCCTTGGCCCTTGAGATGACCTGACGAGCATAAGCCAGCTCCTCTTTTAAGACGTAGATCTCAGACTTGAGGCTTCGTACCTCGGCCGTGGCGTGCTCTGCAATGCGAACACAATCGACCAAGGCTTTAGATGCCGTGGTCTGGTTAGTCAGACGCATAGCATCGTCGAGCTGACGTTCTGTTGCATGGCGAATCATGATAGTGGGCATAGCGTCCTCTGCTAACAAAACAGGAAGCGCCGGCGGCGACCTGGCGGAGATAATGCTAACACCTCCACGGAGGGGGTGCTAACAAAATCTCCTGCAGATCCTGGAGCTCGAGCACGTTTTTGTTAGCAGATCTACAGCTCGAGGATTGATCGGCAGGCTTCCTGGAGAACCTCGAGGCGCTGATCAAAGTCAGCTTCTTCAGAGTCCAGCTGGTCAACGCGCCGACGAAGCTGGCGGATCTCTGCCACCAGCCGCGGATAGTCATCGAGCAGCCATATGACTGCATCAGCTCCCTTCCGACCAGGGGCGTAGAGTTCTGCGGTTTTGATGCCGTGAGGCTCGAGGTCGATAGCGCGTCGCATAACCCACGTTACATTAAATCGGCCCCGGAGCTTATAGCATTGTCCGGAGCCGATTAAACGTAACGTCACCGATTATGCGAAGCGTCCCCTTAAAGCCGATAGCCGAGGCTAGCCAGGATGGCCAAGGTAATCACGGGAGCAATCAGCAGGCCTAAGAAAAGCCCAGGAAGAAAGCCATCGCCGAGGCTCTGGCGAGGCGTTGTGTTGCGTGTCGTTCGAGTGTTGTGCTGGATGGCGTTGCGTCTGCGGTAATCCTCGCGATACCAATCGCGGTCGTACATACCCATGGGTAAAGCCTCCTGACGATTAGCGGGTCCCTCCCGCAAGCGGGAGCCCTCCCGCTAACCGTCAGTCTCCTTTCCGGGAAGGTTGCCCGCAAGCTTTATCGTGGGCAACCCGGAAACGACGTATCCCAGGTCAATGCCTCGATATGTCAGGCCAACGACGGTGTCCGAATGATACTCGACCGTATAGCCGGCCTGCTCCAGGTCGCGGAAAGAGACCTGCCGGATGGCCTGACCATTTTGCGTGATTGTCACGTAGCCCGTGAGGTGTCGCAGCCCATCGTCGCGCTGGCGATGCATAAGCGCAGAAAGGTGGAACCCATAGCCGTCATATGGGTGCGTCTGCTGGCTAGGTCCGCGCGGTTTCGGTGGTGGTTCAGCAGGCTGCGCCTGCGCTGCTGGCGTGTCGATGGTCGTGACTGCGGGAGCGGCATAGATCGGATCAGGCGCAACGACTGGCGGGCTGTCGTCGCCCCGGAATGCGGTGATATACGTCACCTGAGCGGCGAACAGAGCCAGGCAGATGACGGCCCCTTTAAACGGCCACCGCTTCCAGAGCGGCACGATGTCACCAGCCGTGAGTTCCTCAGCTGATTTGCTGGACTTCGTGTGGGACCGGTAGAACTTGAAAAACTTGGCCTCATACTCACGGACCGCAGTGTTGACCACCTCCCCCCTTACACCGTCCTGAACCTTTCGGATATAGCGCTTCGAGGAACCGAACGCCGTGGCTTTTTTACAGCGGTAGACCACCTGAACCAGGTCAATGACAGCACGGTTGACCTTGCCGTACGACTGCGTAATCAGCAGCACGTCAGCCAGTTCGTGGCGATGCATCGAATACCACTCTTCGATCATGCGCTGCTGGGGGGCCTCGGAGCGATCGACGACCGCGCGCGGCATGGCAAGATGGCATTCGTCGATCACGTACAGCGGGCCGACACCGGTCTCAGGGTGACGCCACTCATCCCCGTAGTGCTCGACACGCGAGAACGGGCGTACCAGGACACCATCGACCAGCTGCGGGTTGCGGAGCTGGATCAGACGTGCGGACCCCGGGAAATACGCTTCGATCATCTCGACGTTGAGCGGCAGATTCGTGATGACCCTGCGGCCATCGACCAAGGCGGGAATAACGTGAAACGCCACAGCTTCATAGGATTTACCGCCACCAGGCTGGCCAAGAATCAGATTGATCATTACGAACCCCAGCGCACGAATGGGATGGTTTGCAGAATGAAGCGCACTACCAGGGCGGCGACGATCATTGCAATGGCCTGCGGAACGCCGATATAGCCCATAAGCTGCGCCACCTCGGCCGGAATCATGGCGTAGTAGGTCTGTGGATCGAACGGGATGGATATCGCGGCGAGCGCACTGGACGCAATGGCCAGGAGAGAATCAAACGCCCATATCACAACGTCAGTGACCATATTCCAAAGGTCCTGAAAAACTTGCAGGACAACGGCCAGCAGCCATTTAGCGAAGTTTGCAATTTTAGCAAGTAGCGCGGTGAAGAAGCCGAATATCCCACCCATATCAACCTCCAAAGATCAGTGCGCGACAAAGGAATGCCGCAGACACCAACAACACGACTTTGACGAAATCAAACACCCAACAGAGCGACTGAAAGTCATGAATTCCGAACTGCGCCCAGGACGCGACATTCACGTTAACCGACCAGCCTGGACAACTACCACTGAATGACGGAACGAAAGAGCCAAGAAATTCGACAAATGCACTATCTTCGAGTTCGGCTTTACGTGCTGACCAAACGCCTTCTAATCCGTCTGGATACTTCTGTTCATAAAAAGGGTCGACTTCGGGGAATGGCGTATCTGAGAAAGAGCCGTCCAGGTCAGGACTATTATCTTGCGATGGAGGCGCCACAACCACGGGGCCAGTGTCAGTAGTTGTATCAGTATTGGCGGTGCCGTCAGGATTCGTAGTTGTAGTAGTAGTTCTGTCACGAACTACAATCCCATCAGGGTTGCTGTAGTCAATATCGTGCTGAGTGTCCTTTGTCGTGGTAGTCGTACCATTAGGGCCGGTACTCGTAGTTGTAGTTTTGGGACCTTGCACACTCGCCGGGCCGGTCAATGTAGGGTCACTGGTATATGAACCCATACAAGGACCGTCCCCGCCGCAAAGATTGAACCAAAAATCCTGAACATCAGCTGGCGAGAAGTTGCCCGAGCCTATCGAACCCTCTAGAGAGTCGAAATCAGCGGGACCAAACGGAGCGGCAGGTTTGGGTGCAGAATTGCAATGATAGTCCGTGTGGCCATAGGGACAGCTCGCATTTACCGGATAAATC